GAGATCTCGCTGGTTGATCTGTTTCAGAATTTTAAAAGGAATATCTCCGATCATAATGCCAAGAAATAAACGCACTCAAAAACAGAGCAAGGAACTGCCTACACCTCAGTTGGATTTGCACAATGTCAAGCACGAAGACGCTCGAAGAATGTGCATAGAGTTTATTGAACTGCATTGGGGGAGCGATATGGAGGCTCACTTTATAACAGGTTATTCCCCCTCCATGAGAGAAATTGTATTAGATATACTAGAAGAATATCAGCTAAATTTCCAGATTGGGGATGGTGTTAATAACGGGTACGTGATTAGTTGGTTATGATAACGGGTTGCCCAGTCTGCCCCAACAGGAGAGAGGCAGAGAGAACTCAGGATATAAATGCTTTCCTGGTTCAGGAACGCGCACGAGGACGAAGGAGAACAAAAATACTTTGTTTATTTTTCTCCCTCTCTTTGGGCCTTCTCCTTTCCACCTCTCAGTGCGTTCGAGAACGTACGGGAGATTGGTCAGCTAGGCGATGCAACGAGATCGTTAAAATGAAAGATATGACATATTTTAATGGCAAATGTTATCTGTTGCAGGACGATGGAAATTTAGATTTTATAGTGGACTTGAGTAAATTAGAATGAGAGTGTCTGGATAAAGTGGGGCTCCTTTACTTTGTATTGATTATACAAGTAATTTTGAGTTTCCTTAATCCTAAGAAAGAAAAGGGTTGACACTTTCCTCAAAAACGTGTATTATGTTACTATGATTTGGGGAAGTGGTGGAATGGCATACACAGGAGACTTAAAATCTCCCGCCTCACGGCTTGCGGGTTCAAGTCCCGCCTTCCCTACTAAGAACTAAACTAGGAGTTTAAAATGTTGAAGAATATGATTATGATTAGCTTGGCGTTCGTAAACGTCGCTCACGCCGACGAGGAGGGCGAGTGCGCCGGAGGCCTCTGTGGGACCCCGGAGGAATCCGGAGGGGGTGGAGGAGGCGGAGGGAGCGTCCTAATCGCCAATACTGACCAGGGTGACACTCAGCAGTTTGCCGACGACTTTGATGAGGATGGGATGGAGGATGACTTCGATAACTGCCCATGGGCCGCCAACCCGGATCAGATGGATGTAGACTCGGATGGTTGGGGCGACGCGTGCGACACTTGCCGTACCAGTTGGAACCCAAATCAATTTGATAGAGACGCCGACGGCCTAGGAGATTCTTGTGACGAGGATCTGGATGGAGATTCGGTGAACAACTCTGATGACAACTGTTCAGATGTTGCCAACCCTAGTCAGGTAGATACGGATGGTGATGGGTGGGGAGACGTGTGTGATTCGGACGACGACAACGACGGAGTCCTCGATGTGACTGACGAATGCCCCCTATTGCATAGGCGCGACTACACCAAGAACATGCAGTGTGTAACAGACCGCGACGGAGATAGAGTCCACGATCATGTAGACAACTGTATCACAGTCTATAATTTTCATCAGATCGATTCAGACCAAGATGGTATTGGGGACGAGTGCGACTTTGATATGGACGGCAATGGAATCTCAGACGTATCTGAGTGGAGTCCGGACGATTATTGCGCGAATGGGGCAGTAGGTTTTGTCAACACCGCAGAGTGCGAGGAAGTGGGCAAGACTGATGTGGTAGGCTCTGGAGAGGACTTGACGGGCTGCAACGTGGTGCTTCCACTGGACAGCCCCATTCCCGCTCTGCTACGAAGACGATAAAATAGTTCTTGACAAGAGCTACTAGATAAGATATTATAAACCATAATCAAGGAGGTTATTATGTTTAGGACAAAGACAGCCAGGTCATTGGTAGGCTTGCTACTATCGGTAGTGTTTTCATTCACTTGTCTGTGGTTCGCTACGGACGACGCAGAAGCGGCACTCAAGTTTGTACTTGGATTGTTTGCCGCTGGCTCTGTTTGGGCCGTAGTCGCAACTGCAGTTAGCAACTGGATTGACCAGGGAGAGGGATAAAGAATGAATAAAGAAATGTACACAGAGTTGAAAGGGAATATTCCTGGATTTGATCAGAAGTATACGAAGATGATTTCCCTCAATCAGCTTGAGCTTGATTTGGTTAACTCACAAGTTCGAAGGAACGGCCATCAGCGTGCCAAGGTTCCTGCCATGGTCGCCGCTATAGATAAAGATGGGCAGAAAACTCCCATCTCCGTAACGAAGCGGCAGCCCAATGGCAAGTTCCAACTCAAGGACGGTATCACTAGGTACTTAGCCCAGATCGAACGAGGATCCGCCCAGATCCTGGCGTCCACCTATCACGACACGCTTAATTTGGGCGCCCCTGAGTGGTTTGATTTCCAGTGTGCGGCAAATGACCACGAGCCATCCACACCAAATACGGATGAGGACATTAGGCAACAGATTCAAACTCGTGTCGATAAAGGATATCTGAACCAGAGCTTGAAACTAAGATACTCTGATGATCCAGAGAAGTACCTTAAAGCTGCAACGAAGCATCTACAGAATGTCTATAAGAACAGTGGTTTGAAGCCCGGCAAAATCAAGACCTTTCTCAAGAGAGCCCTGAGTGGTGCGGCGTCGTTCATGTATGAGAGTTTTGATAAGGGGTCCGCTATGACATACGTTGCGAACTATAACAACGTCGGCTGGAGTACCACAAAACCTCACAAGGATTCTGCTGGCGACATTAACAATGGAGTTTGTTTTTATGGTGCTGGCAATTTCTTGTCTCTACGAAAGGATGTGTTAGCTAACGGGTTAATCAAAAAGATCGACAATCCAACGGTGGACATCTACATCGGCGTATGGCTTTCGGACACGACAGGAAAGGATGATCAGAATGTGTTAAAATATCGTCAAAAGGTTGTTGACTTTTATGACAAAATCAACCATCAGTATAAGATTTTTTCTGGTTTGTATTTCCTCCCTCAAATTAAAATAGGGGTTAATAAAGAAAAATTCAGAGTTCCCATGCAAAAGATGCGTTAATAACTCTTGACTTCATGAGTATATTCCGATATACTTATGAAGTATTTACTGGCCCATAGCTCCAAAGGTTAGAGCGCGGTTCTTATAAAGCTGAGGTTGTGGGTTCAAATCCCACTGGGCCGACCGGTGTTTAAATGAAAAGGGATGATGATTTATGGCAACCGCAGCAGATCTAAAAGCACTAGCAAAGAAGAAGAGTTTTACAGAAAAGGTGGCATTGGCGGAAGTAATTTGTGGAGAAGAGAGCGATAAACTCTTCCTAAAGGAGGGTGTTAAATATAAGTTTCTTAACTTCGATGCCGAAGTGAAGCTAGTCATCGTTCAACAACAGGCGCCCTATGACACTAGGTTGACACATGCGATGATTGTACCCCTTAAAGATAGGATCTCTGCAGAGGTGCATAAACGTTGGCATGTCACTATCAAGGTTAAGAATAGCATTTGGCAAGGCAAGACAAAAACAGCGATGTCATCGAGATAAACATGATTAATGCGCAGTGGCTCAATCGGCAGAGCGGGTGGCTGTTAACCACTAGGTTGGAGGTTCGAGTCCTCCCTGCGCAGCTTAATTGATAAAAGAGTGAGTATGAATTTCCAGTTTGATTATAAGCAGTTTATTGGGGGGTGCTACTACTCCTCATCGAAGATTAATGATGAGGAGGGGAATCTCCTAGGCTATCACAGGATTGAGGAACTTGGCCACGGTCTACACAAGGAGCTTAGAGTCTCCTTTACATGGGCAAAGGATGGGAGGACAGATCCTTCTAAAAAGGTCGTATCAATAAAGTCCCCTCTTTCGCCTGCTGTTGTTTTGATAAAAGATTCTTTGACAAGAAAGGTCCGCGTCATGAACGAACTGCTTTTGAGAAAGGTGGAGTCGGCCACCACATGAATGATGAAAAGGTTGACTTCTCTAAATTTGGAAAATCCTTTCAGGATAAACTAGCACACCTAATCTTACAAGAAAGAACTTTCTGCGACCAGATGCAGGAAGTTTTGGCAATTGGCTTCTTCGAGTTAAAGTATCTGCAAGTCTTCGTGCAGAAGATCTTTGCTTATCGGGAGAAATACGAAACTCACCCTACGTACGAAATCATGACGACCATCCTAAGGTCGGAGCTTGAGGATGAGAGTGAGGCTGTACGCAAACAAACGCGGGACTTTTTGGCCCGCGCTCTCTCTTCTAAGGAGATTCGAGAGGCAGAATATATCAAAGATGTTGCCTTGGACTTTTGCAAGAAGCAAAAGCTCAAAGAGGCAATGATTAAGTCAGTTGATTTGTTGCAACACTCCTCTTTTGACGAAATCAGTTCGGTCATCAATGATGCTATCAAGCTCGGTTCTGATAATGATTTTGGGTATGAATACATCACCGATTTTGAGCAAAGATACGTACCAAAGATGCGCCACCCGGTGACAACCGGTTGGAAATTGATTGACGACATCACGAATGGAGGACTGGGAAATAGCGAGCTTGGGGTGGTTATCGCGCCAACAGGCGCGGGCAAGTCCATGGTTCTTGTTCACCTTGGCGCACAAGCTGTCAAGGAGGGCAAGACTGTTGTGCACTATACATTAGAACTACAGGACATGTCTATAGGTCTCAGGTACGATAGTTGCTTGACAGGCGTGGCCATCAATGACCTTCCAATTTTTAAGGAGCAGGTGTACGAAAAGGTGTCCGATTTCGATGGGACGCTCATAATTAAAGAGTACCCCTCGAAAACAGCGAGTACGAGTACTATAAAGACACATTTGGAGAAATTGCGAACACGCGGTATTAACGTTGACATGGTCATTGTCGACTACGCCGATCTTTTGCGGCCAAAACGCGTGGAAAGGGAAAAGAGGCATGAACTTGAAAGCATGTACGAGGAGTTGCGCGGACTAGCACAGGAATTTAAGTGCGTTTTCTGGACCGCTTCTCAGACCAACCGCTCAGGACTGAACGCTGAGGTCATCACCATGGAGGCGATTAGCGAAGCTTTTAATAAATGTTTTGTGGCAGATTTCATATGCACTGTTTCTAGGACGATCGAGGATAAGGTTGCCAACACGGGAAGAATGTTTGTTGCGAAGAATAGGCAAGGCTATGACGGGATGATATATCCTATATTCATGGATACTAGCAATGTGAAGATTAAAGTATTTGAGCCGACCAACGAAACTATCGAAGAGATCAACGTGAAAGCTGCCGATCAACAGATGAGCAAAATAAAGAAGAAGTATATGTCCTGGAAGGAGGAAGGGAAGAGCGATGCACGACGAACAGCAAGTTAAGAAAGAGACTTTACAATATTTTAATGGCGATGAGCTAGCGACGAATGTCTGGATGACGAAATATTGTTTGAAGGACAAGCTTGGAAATCACATGGAGAAGACTCCAGACGACATGCATCGCCGTCTCGCTGCTGAGTTCGCCAGAATTGAAAATAAGTTTCAAAACTCCCTGAAAGAGGAGGAGATTTACGACTTTCTAAAGGGGTTCGATTATATCGTTCCGCAGGGTTCCCCCATGTTCGGGATAGGGAATGATTACGTCAACGCGTCTTTATCCAACTGTGTTGTCGTCGCCTCTCCGGAAGATAATATTTCTTCCATTATGGATTCCGGCAAGCAGCTTGCTAATTTGTTTAAAAACCGTTGCGGCGTCGGCCTCGACATCTCCCAGCTACGTCCAGAAAATGCAGTAGTGAACAATGCGGCGCGCACAACTACGGGGGCTTGGAGTTTTGCGGACTTTTATTCTTATGTGTGTCGAATGATTGGCCAGAACGGGCGCCGCGGCGCGCTCATGATCTCTATGGATGTTCGACATCCTGACATCGAGAAGTTTGTGAAGATGAAGGAGGACCTCACCAAAGTCACTGGTGCCAACGTCTCAGTTAAAATAAGCGATAGCTTCATGGAGGCTGTCGAAAACAAACAATCGTTTACTTTGCAATTTCCAGTTGATTCTGATAATCCAACACATACTCGAACGATTGTTGCCACTGATTTATGGGAATCGATCATCAATTCGGCCACCAAAACTGCTGAGCCCGGGCTTTTGATGTGGGACAATATTACAAGTCGACTTCCTGCAAATGAATATGATGAGTTCAAGACAATTTGTGTAAATCCTTGTGCAGAGATTGCGCTTTCTGCCTACGATTCTTGTAGGCTGATTTCTGTAAATTTAAAGAATTTTGTCAAAGACCCCTTTACTGAAAAAGCGAAATTTGATCTGAAAGAGTTCAGTAATGTAGTCCGCGTGGCGACTCGCCTGTCCGATGATTTGGTTGAATTAGAAAATGAGAAGCTTTTAAAAATCAAGAGCGCATGTGACACGGATGATGAGAGAGAATTGTGGGATAACATGATTCGTGCTTGCACCAATGGGCGCCGCACTGGTTTAGGAACTCATGGGCTAGCTGACGCGATCGCTTGTCTTAATCTTGCTTATGACGACCCGGCAGCCATAGCTTTCGTTGACGATCTTTATAGGATTATGAAGATAAGTGCGTACGAAGAGAGCGTCAAGATGGCCCAAGAACGCGGTCAGTTCCCTGCGTTCGATTGGGAGAAGGAGGAGGATAATTCATTTATCAAAGACTTGCCGGAAGTGCTGCAGGCACAGATTCGGGCGCACGGCCGCAGGAATATCTCTATTCTCACCAACGCTCCAACTGGCTCTGTTTCTCTCTTGTCGCAAACCAGCACCGGCATCGAACCTGTATTCCGCAACTCCTACATTCGCAGGCGAAAACTGTCTCACAACGAGCAAGCTTTGGAAGCAGATTTCGTTGATGATCTGGGTGATCGTTGGGTCGAGTATAAAGTTTTTCATCATAATGTTGAAGAATTTTTGAATCTTTTGGGGAGCACTGATGTTCCAAAGTTCTTTGTCACATCGGAGCAGATTGATTGGACAAAGAGGATTGAGATTCAGGCTGCAATTCAGAAGCACATTGATCACTCTATTTCTTCCACAATTAATTTGCCTAAAGATACAGATCCGTCTGTTGTGGGAGAACTATATTTACAGGGCTGGAAGAAGGGCCTTAAGGGGATTACAGTATATGTGGACGGCTCGCGAAGCGGGGTCCTGATCACGCAAGAAGGGAGCGCCGAAATGACAGAAGAGTTCCCACATAGGAGCGCGCCCAAACGCCCAGAGGTTCTGGATTGCGATATTCACCACACCACCATCGGGGGAGAGAAATGGGTTGTTTTGGTAGGCCTCTTGGAGGGCAAGCCTTACGAGGTTTTGGGCGGCGAAGCTAGCTTGATTGAGATCCCGAAGAAATACGACAAAGGGCAACTGGCTAAGCACTGCTTCAAAACAAAAAACAATCGTTATGATCTTTCTTTTGGGTATAACGGCGACACAATCCACATCAAGGATGTGGTCAAAGTGTTCGATAATCCCAACAATTCCGCCTTTACTCGAATGATATCCTTGGGATTGAGGCACGGCGCCAAGGTCAGGTTTATGGTAGAACAGCTTCAAAAGGACAAGGATTCTGATATGTTCAGCTTTGCTAGGTGCATTGCTAGGATATTGAAAAATTATATCCAAGACGGAGAAGAGCCCAGCGATCGAGTTTGCGCAGAGTGCTCGGCAGAAGCACTTCTTTACCAGGATGGGTGCATAACGTGTACTTCTTGTGGGTATGCTAAGTGCGGGTAGTACTATTTAAACATAGGGCTTCGTCCCCCGGCACACAAGGAGAACTACATAATGCCTGTATCACCTAAAATAGTCAAAAAGCATGAAGAAATGTTTTATCCCACCGTTCGCATTCGCGCCAAAGGTTCTGGTGGAAGCGGCACCGTTGTGTATTCCGAAAAACACAACGGAGAATATCACACCTATGTTATAACTAACCACCACGTAGTGGCTAGGTGCATCAAGGTTGAGAAAAGATGGAACCCGGTAAAGAAAAAGAAGATGGATACCGAGATTCTAGATACAGTATATGTAGAATATTTTAAGTATAATAATTATTCTCACTGCATCGGAAGTTTTGCTATCGAGGCTGATATCGTGGCCTATTCGGAGGTCGAAGGTGGCCAGGATTGGGCTCTTTTGAGGGTTCGCGACAAGGAGGCCCGGGCCCCCTATATAGCGAACTTATTTCCTGAAGAAGATATTGAAAATGTTCATATCTTCGACCCGTGTTACGCTGTAGGGGCTTCTCTTGGGCATGCCCCCATCGCCACGAACGGCCACATTTGCTACATGGACGACGAGATTAGTCACTATCGATACTGGATGTCCACCGCGCAAACAATCTTTGGCAACTCTGGCGGTGCACTATATCGTTATTCGGAAGAACGAAAGACATATGAGTATATCGGAATTCCTTCTCGAATCACGGTTCAGCCAATGGGTTTCACCAAAGATCCAATTACACATATGGGCTATTTCATTCCGATAGAGAGGGTATACAATCTTCTACGCGACAACAACTATCACTTTATCTTTGACAATGCGATGTCTTTCGAAGAGTGTGCAGAACTCCGCGGAGAAGAGCTTCCCGAAACCTCAGATTCTGAGGTTGATGATGATGACGAATAAAAGTTCTTGACATCAGCGATGACGTCTGTTAATATTGACAAACCAACACCCTAAAAGGAGAAAAAATGGGAGAGACAAAGACCAAGAAGGAACAGTACATTGAGAATTATATTAAATCCCTGTACTCAATCGAGGAAGCTATCGAGCCCTTCAAAGAGCAGAAGAGAGAACTTCGCAAAGAATATTCTGATAATGGATGGTTAACGAAGGACGAGATTCGTGCTACAATTAGGGCGTATCGTCTTCACAAAGGCGGTATTGACATTGATAGTATCAAAGAAGTCTATGGCCAAATCGATAAGATGTTGGGCCGCACTATTTCGGAGTAGACATGAATTTTAAGCCAGTAAATAGGCATTTGCAGGTGGAGGTGGTTGTTCTTCCCCAAGAAAAGAACACTCCCAAAGTCCTCCTTCCAGAAGACTATAGGACACCTGACGAACAGTACAAGCTTTGTAGGATTGTTGCCGTTTCTGATGACTGTGCCACGCACTTTAAGGAGAAATCTCTGGTCGTGGTTAACATGCCGATGATAGAGAAGATTAAAGTCCTAGACACTGGAGTTTGTCTGGTTTTGGAAAATCACATTGTAGGAATTGTACATGAGTGACGAACCAGTCAATGCATCGTCTGTTGACCTGTATGGAGACGACATAGGGAGGGTCCAGTTAATACAGCACTACGGTGATGACAAAATGGTGGTTAACTCCGCTCGCGTCTCTCACGGGGCACATAAGCAGAAAATCGACGACCGAGACAAGAAGCTGATTAAATACTTAATCAAGAATAAACACACCAGCACTTTGGAACATTGCGGAGTAACATTTAAATTTGTCGTCCCACTGTTTGTCCGAAGCCAACACCATCGTCATAGGACGTGGTCTTACAACGAAATATCGCGCAGATATACGGACGAGAATCTGCAATTTTATGAACCTGATGCTTTTCGCACTCAGCATAAGATAAACCGACAAGCTTCTAACGAGGGCGATTTGATTAATCCAGAGTTGGAACAATATTTTTATCTGGAAGCTAGTGAGAAGGTGAAAAGTCATCACATCAACTCGGTGTCCCTGTATAGGGAGTTAACCGCCGCTGGCATATGCAGAGAACAAGCCCGCGGCGTCCTTCCTCAAAACATGTACACGGAATATTATGGAACCGCGAACCTTAGCAATATTTTAAAGTTTGTTGACTTGAGGTTGGATTCTCACGCACAATGGGAGATTCAAAAAGTGGCCCAGGCTGTGCTGGACATCGCGACAGAGCTATTTCCAGTAACCGTCAATGCATACAAGAAAACTAAAAAAGGAGAAGACAAGTGATCGCAGACGTCGTGGTAGACCTTCAGTATGGAGATTGCGGCAAGGGGAAAGTGACTAATCACTTGTGCAAGACTAAAAATTATACTCACGTCATACGTTATAACGGTGGTTGTAACGCTGGCCACACTATTTATCATAATGGTCGAAAACTCATCACTCATCACATACCTTGTGGCGTTCTGCATGGCATTAAATCTATTATTGGCCCTGGGTGCGTGGTGTACCCTGATCAGTTGTTTGCTGAAATCAAAGAACTCGAAGATGCAGGAATACCCGCTAGACGATTTGTACGTGTTGCAAGGAATACGCATGTTATCACACGAGCCCATGTCCGCGAAGATGGAAGAGATGATACTATCGGAACAACGAAACGTGGCAATGGGCCCGCCTACCGTGACAAGTATGCGCGAAATGGAGTAAGAGCCGAAGATGTGGAAGCGCTTCAAGATTTCATTGTGGACATATACGATGAACTTCACAACAGCGATGACGAAGTTCGGATCCTTTTTGAGGGGGCACAGGGATTTGGATTGGACGTTGATTGGGGTGACTATCCTTTTGTTACTTCATCTCACTGCACGTCTGCTTCTGCACTTCTTAACGGAGTACCCCCTCAATCTATAAGAAACGTTTACGGCGTCGCCAAGATGTACGAGACTTACGTTGGTGCAAAAAAGTTCCAACCTAATGAAGAGGTTTTTAACGAGATTAGAGAGGCTGGCGAGGAATATGGCGCCACCACGGGTCGCCCTAGACAGTGCAATTGGATGAACTGGAATTTGCTGAGAAAGGCTTCCAACATCAACGGCGTGACAGATATGATTATCAATAAGGTGGATGTTCTGGAAGGGGTGGACGCTTATAAAATGATTGTAGATCAAAAGGTGATAGAATTTGACACGGTGGAGATAATGAAAGATTTTATTGTCAACAATTTGGATGAAAACATTAATGTCATCTTTAGTTCGAGCAAGGAAGTTATTTAGTGCTTGTGGCCAATGCTATATGCGCGTCTCTGATCAGTTTGGCGTTGCCAAATGTTCAGCAGGCCTGCGCGCAACTACCGACAATATTGGAAATGTCCGAGAAGTATGATGTTCGGCCCGCGGTGATGGTTGCCCTTATTCATGAGGAAAGCCGGTACAAACCCGAAGCCGTCAGTCAGGCTGGCGCATGCGGTCTTACACAGGTTTTGCCCAAGTACACTCGAAACCCTAGGCTCTCTTGTCGTCAATTAAAAAATCCACGAGTTGCGATTGAGGCCGGCTCCAAAACTTTAAGCAAGTTCTACTACTCGTCTTACGCCAAGCAAAGTTATAAGACCGCTTTGTGTACCTACAATACAGGTTATCGTTGCAAGAAGAACTCTGTATCATATTCACAGAATGGTCGACGATATGCCAAGCGTATTTTGAGGCTCGCCGCCCGGATTGCACACCTTACAAATTCTCACCTTTCGACTGCGAACGAATTCAGCCCTTATGTTAGCGACTGTGCGGCGACAATCAAATAAACATGTCTATCAATTCGACAATTTAGTTGTTGGGGGTTCTCTTGACGCGTCGTACTACAGCTATAGACACGGGTATCCGATTTTAAACAATCGCCTACAATACATTCCTTTCTTCGATACCACGGATCTGGAGTCTCTCGGCGACAAGGACCTTTTGGAGCAAGTCTCCGCAGATTTTCAGTTGGAAACATCACTCATTTCAACTCGGAAGCTAAGAGATTATTTCCTGTCCCTGCTGAGTCTAGAGGGGTTAAACATGTTCTCTGGCAAGGTAGACGCGATAAGGGTTGGCGATGATAGTCTTAAAGTGGTGACACAGAATTCTCGTGTTTATAAAATAGAATATGATAATCTATTCTTATTTGATGACAAAAAGATTGAAGGTGTGCAATTCGCGCATCAAGCCGAGGATACTCGTCACCGTGTATTAGATTGGTATCACTTGCGGTCAGCCTCCAAATCAAATATCGAGAAGTTAACCTCAGAAGATGGAAGCATAAGGGAGATATATTTTACAACTTCGGACGAACATTGGAAGTCCCGACGCCTGGTGGCCGTCTCTTATCTCACTGATGATGAGATCGATGATCCGGGTAATCTGGAACTTTATACGAGGTACGAGATTCTCGATATGCTGGAAAGGGGAGGGATCAAGGGCAAGAAGAATGGTATCAATGCGGAGACTGGCGCGCACTATCGACTATCAGTAAAGATTGAATTTGAAGGTCGAGAGGTGGTAGAAACTAATACACTCTTATCAAGAACGATTGGTAACATGAGGTTCAATCCTTGTGAGTAGGCCTCACGACCATATGGTTGGGGTGATTCCAGTCGCCGGCTTTGATTCGGATTTTGGTTTTCCGTGGCCCACATGCATGCAGCCGATCGCTAAGAATTATCTGGCGATAGAGAGGTCTGTTGTGGAATGCGCCTATGCTGGTGCCGACACAATTTGGATAGTGTGCAATGATGACATTCAACCTCTGATAAAACATCGTTTAGGTGAATATGTTCAGGATCCTGTTTGGCTTTATCGCAAGTTTGATAGACATGCATATGAAAACAAGAAGCCAATTCCTATTTTTTATGTCCCTATTAATCCGAAGTACCGAGATAAGATAGATTGTTATGGCTGGAGCGTGATGCAAGGCGCCCTTATGTCTTGGTGGGTTTCCCATCGGATAAGCAAGTGGGCCGTACCTAAGAAATATTATGTTTCGTATCCTTATGGAACATACGATCCCAGACTGTTGCGGGAACATCGTCGCGATATCGCAGGAAAAGATTTGTTTTATCTGTCTCATGAAGGAAAAACTTTTAAAGATGGAGAGTATCTGGGGTTTTCTTTTCGAGAAGAAGATTATAAAACAATATTGAAACAAATGAGAACGGGCACAGGTGTGTATGATTCAGAGACGTATGTGTATGGAGAGGTGCACGACAGATTGCCGGCTAGTGAGAGAGATTCGGCTCGAAATTTTTCTCTTGACAAAGTCTTCGAAACTGTTACAATAGAGGGAGCAAAAGAGGTTGAATTGCCGTGGTATCATCCCATAGATAATTGGGAAAACTTGGCGAACTTTTTAGGGTCAGAAGAGTCGAATTTACTTGCCAGACCTCATAAGAGTATGTTACACTATAGAGAACTTAACCCAATAGGATTCGATGAAGAAGAAGAATAAATCACATGTGAAGTTCGTTGGACTTCACGCCCATTCTAACGCAAGTATTTTTGATGGTTTGGGGTATCCAAACGAACATATGGACTTTGCGTTTGAAACGGGTCAAGATGCCTTGGCTCTTACCGACCACGGCAACATGAACAACCTTGCATATCAAGTGACGCACGCCAAGAAGATGCAGAAGGA